GGAATTGCCAAGAGGTACTTCTCCAAGTCCTTTACGATTGCAGAGGATGTTGAGGTCAAGGGAGCCGAACTGAAGGACGGTTTGCTCAAGGTATCTTTGGAGCGCATTGTTCCCGAGAGCCGCAAGGCCCGAACCATCGAGATTACATGAACCCAGAGAACAGCACACATATTCTTGAGGTGAGTCAAATCGGCAAGGGAGGGTTGAAGAAACTCTTTCACCGAACCAAAATCTATCGCAAGATCAAGGACGGCCCAAAGGAGTTCAAGGGCTTCATTGACATGCCTTCAGAGGATTATCCGAAATTTCTAGCGGATTTCCAGAATAATCTAATTGGATTTCATTTGGAGTATCACAGGAAATGAACATATTTAACACAATATTAACACAAAAGGTAAACAGTTTTCACCGGCTCAAAACGGTGGAGCCTGAACCCGATAAGGAGGACACAATGGAAGAAAAATGCACGGTATGCGGAGCGGAATCACAGGCGGACTGCAAATGTCCCGATGATTGTCCGAGCTGTGGGGCCTAGATGAGAAAATCAAATCCCGTAGCAAGAAGCCTACGCACTCCTCGATTCAAGCCAAAAGTTGTCCCTAGCAAGAAGAATGTCAATCCACGCACCACCAAGTACAGCAACTTTAAGAATCATTTTTCCAAGCACATTTTAGGACTGGATGAACCTGTGGCGCCTACCGATGGGGAAAGCGGCAGAGGTGTTGTCAAGGAGAGAGATGTGGCAAGTATTTGGGGTGTATTAAACAGGAATAGACGTGAAAGTAACGATACCGTACAAACCAAGAGTTCACCAAAAGATAATACATGATAATCTAAAGCGCTGGAATGTTCTAGTCGCCCACCGAAGATTTGGCAAGACGTGTCTTGTCCTCAACGAATTGATTAAGAAATGTATGCTCAATTCGCTTGATAGCCCACGTTATGGCTATATAGCGCCAACCTACAGGATGGCCAAGCAAGCGGCATGGAGCTATCTGATGGATTACACCATGACCATTCCGGATGTGAAATATCATGAAACGGAATTGCGTGTGGATCTGCCGGGCAAGAGAAGAATACAATGCTTTGGAGCAGACGCCTACCAGAATTTGCGTGGCATGCGCTTTGATGGAATTGTGGTAGACGAGATTGCCTTGATGCCACCGGCAATATGGGAAGTGCTGCGGCCAGCATTAGCTGACCGGAAAGGATGGCTGATCGCCATAGGCACACCAGCCGGACATAATGCCTTCTTTGATTTATACGATAATGCTCGTAATTCAAAAGACTGGTATTCCGCCATTTTTAAGGCAAGTGAAACGAATATCATTGATGATGAAGAACTAGAGGGCTCCAAGAAACTAATGTCGCCGGAGCAGTTTGAACAAGAGTTTGAATGCTCTTTTGATGCTGGTGTCTTGGGAGGAATCTATACCCGTGCTATTAGTGATATAACAGATAAAGAACAAATAACGAACATCGAGTATGATACGCAATACGAGGTGAATACCTACTGGGATTTAGGGATCGGTGATGCTACAAGCATTTGGTTTGCACAGAATGTTGGCAACCGCATCCACCTGATTGAATACTATGAGAACTCCGGTCAAAGTCTGGAGCACTACGCCAAGTATCTTGGAAGCAAGGATTACAAATACGGCGATCATTACGGGCCCCATGACCTTAAAGTGAGGGAATTGGGATCTGGAAAAAGCCGGAATGAAATTGCGAGTAATCTTGGTCTCTATTTTACGATTGTACCAAAACTCTCGATTGAGGACGGGATCAATGCGGCACGCATGATTCTACCTCGATGCTGGTTTGATCGGGATAAATGCCAACTAGGACTCGAAGCCCTGCGCCAATACTCATGGGAACGCAACGACAAGACGGGCCAAATGAAAAACAAGCCCAAGCATTCATGGGCCTCCCATGCAGCCGATGCCTTTCGGTATCTTGCTGTGGGACTCAATGAATCAAAACAATTTTCAAGTAAAATAAAATATCCAAACATAGGAATTATCTAATGGTCATGCCGACTAAATACAGCCCCGAATTAATAGCCGAAATATGCGACCGATTGGCCACCGGTGAGTCTATTCGCTCCATTACTACGGATGCGGAGATGCCAAGCTGGAAAACAATCCGCACATGGCTGCGGGAAAAAGAGGGATTTCATGAGGAGTATAATCGCTCCAAAAAGGAAGGGGTGGAGTATATCCTTTCCGACAATCGAAAGAAATGTTTGGATACCTATGATCGTTCCAAAAACAAGGGATCGGTTGGACTGGAAGAAACACATGCACTTAAACTCTTAATGCACGATGCTCATTGGACGGCAAGCAAGCTGGTACCGAAAGTGTATGGAGATAAGACACAACAAGAAATAGTGGGCGCCGATGGCGCACCACTCGTTATTCAATGGAAGGAGTAAAAAATGGGAAGTTCAAGAGGGAAACCTTATCACGGCCGATTAAGTTTTGGGCCCGGTTCTGTTCGTAGTGAATACAGGGTAGCTGGATATGATGCAACAATAGATCGTTTGGATGCGGCAGCGCAGCCAAATAACAAAGGAAAATATACAGCCGTTCCAAGCGAACCGAAAAACTGGGACACAACAAAAAATATAACTCGTGGTAAAATATTTGATCCAGATAGAACACACGCTAAAAACTGGGGAAAAGTTTAGATAAATTATGGCAAAAATGAGGGATTCTGAAATCCTTGCATTACTTGGCCAAGAGTTAGATAATTCATTAGGTTGGTTAGAGGGAAAGATCCCTCAAGAAAGACGAACCGCCTATAAATATTATCTGGGAGAGCCGTACGGTAATGAAATTGAAGGACGTTCACAAGTTGTATCACAAGATGTACTAGAGGTTATTGAATCAATCCTACCATCTTTATTACGCATATTCACAGCAGGGGAGCAGATTGTTCGCTTCGAGCCCAAAGGGCCTGAAGATCAAACGATAGCGGAACAATGCACGGACTACGTCAATTATATTTTTATGAAAGACAATCCGGGTTTTCTCATTCTGTATACCATGTTCAAGGATGCGTTGATGCAGAAGAACGGTTTTGTCAAGCATTACTACTCCGAAGAAATTGAAGAAAAAGAAGAAGAATACAAAGGATTAATTGAAACAGAATTTCAATCATTATTGATTGATGACGAGGTTGATGTTCTTAATCATGACGTAATAGAAAATCAAACCGATGTAGGCGTAGAATTGATCTATGATGTCAAGATTAAGCGCAAGAAAAAAATTGGAAAAATAAAAGTTGTTCCCGTTCCTCCCGAAGAAATTTATGTATCCCGAAGGGCAACCAATATTCAGGACGCCCAGTTCATAGCGCACCGAGTATTTAAAACTCGAACCGAACTCATGAACATGGGTTTTTCCAAGAAGGTTGTCAATAAACTTCCTACCTACACCAACACGTTTTATAATCAAGAACATACAACAAGAGAACTATACGAAACATCCGATCCATCAATGGAGTTTCAATCAATCGACAAGTCAACCGACTGGATTGAAATGATTGAATGCTATACACGCATTGACTATCATAAGACTGGATACGCTGAACTACGCAAGATTACAATGGCTGGTAACAAGGCCTATGTATTGGAAAACGAAGCGATCGACCATATTCCATTCTCAATGGTAACGCCAATTCCTATGCCTCATTTATTCTTTGGAATGAGTGTGGCGGATCTAGTGATGGATCTTCAGCTTATCAAAAGCACCATCCTGCGACAAACAATGGATAACATGTACTTGCAGAACAATGCAAGGAACGTAGTAGTAGATGGCCAAGTTAATTTAGACGATTTAATTTCCTCTCGACCGGGTGGTATTGTCAGGGTGAAAGGGCCCGGAGCCGTACAACCTTTAGCAACACCAAGTTTCTTGAACGAAGGCCTATCCATGCTCGAAAAGATAGACCAACTCCGAGAATCACGTACCGGTATTTCCCGTACCCAAATGGGAGCGGATCCGGATATTATTCAAAAATCACATACAACCGCAACAAGCGTGAATGCGCTGATGAATGCGGCCACACAACGCATAGAGCTCATAGCCCGTATCTTCGCTGAAACCGGCGTCAAGGATATGTTCCGCTCTATTCTCCAGCTTATTACTAAATACCAAGATAAGCCAAGAATGATTCGACTGCGAAATGAATTTGTAGAAATGAATCCGATGGACTGGGCGAACAAGGAAATGGATGTTACGATTGAAGTAGGGCTCGGCACCGGTAATACCGACCAACGAGTAGCTTTGCTTTCTCAAATTCTAGGCGTTCAAAAAGAATTAATAAAAGCAGGAGCGATGGGACGTTTGGTGGACGAACAAAAGATTTACAACACATTGGAAAAATTGGTTATCAATGCGGGCTTCAAG